GCTGCCGAGGCTCCCGCTGCCGAGGCTCCCGCTGCCGAGGCTCCCGCTGCCGAGGCTCCCGCTGCCGAGGCTCCCGCTGCCGAGGCTCCCGCTGCCGAGGCTCCCGCTGCCGAGGCTCGGTTCTCCGAGGTGATGAAGATCCTGTCGGCCCTGTTGCCGGCGGCCGCGTCGCAGGACTTGGTGTCACTGGGAGACGCACTCGAGGCGGCCTTCCGCCGCCCCGCGCCCTATGACGTGCTGTTCACGGTGCAGCCGAACCCGGCTTCATTCGACGCCGAAGCCTTGCGTGAGGCCATGTTCGGCGACTTTCCCGAAGGCTTGGTGCTCGGCGCCGCCGCCCTCGACGCCACCGACCGCTACCTGGCCAAGAGCCTCACGGCGATCCCCGACGACGCCATGGCCGCTGCCTGGGCCTCCGATGAGGATGACCTGGACGATCGCGACGCCGTTCGCCCCGCCTTCGTCGGCCTGACCGTCCTGTTCCGTGAGCACAACCGCCGCTTCAACGGCCTGACCACCACCCCGGCCATCATCACCCGGGTCTATGCCGACATGCGGGTCAACCTGATGATCCTGCCTGACGGCGGCGAGCCTTACGCGCGGCTGGACATCCCGTTCGAGCCGGTCCTCGACCCGGACGCCCTCGGGCGCGCCTGGACCCACATCCACTTCTGATCCGGATCCGGGCGGCCTTCGGTCCCCGTTGTCGCGAGGGCCGCCCCGTATGGCATCGACCACCAACCGTCCGCCCGAGCTGATCGGGGTCGCTGACGACACCCTGCGGCTCTGGCTTACCCAGGCCCAGCAGGCCATCCAGGACCTGACCACGGGCGGCAAGGTGCAGAGCGCCTCCTACGCCCAGAACGCCGGGTCCAAGGCCGTTGCCTACACCAGGGCCGACCTGCCGGCGCTCTACCGTCGTGTGCAGACCCTGTCCCAGGCGCTCGGCCTCGTCGAGCGTCGTCGCCCGATGAGGCCCTACTTCGGATGAGCAGCCGACCCGCCCTCGTCGATCCGCAAGGCCGCCCCCTGACGGCCGAGCCTCCGCGCGCCCGCGCCCGCGCCAGCACCGGCGCGCCGTCCGCGCGCTACCCCTATGGCCAGGCCGCCTTTCCCTACCAGGCCGCGTCCTGGATTTCGCCGGAGATGGGCGAATGGCAGCCGCAGATCCGCTCGCCGGATTCGGAGATCAACCAGTTCCGCGACCGCATGGTCGCCCGCCAGCGCGACCTGGTCCGCAACGACGGCATGGCCTCGGGCGGTATCGCCAAGATCCTCGACAACACCGTCGGCTCGCGGTTCCGCTGGCGCTCGACCCCCGACTACCGCGCCCTGGCCCAGGCCACGGGCATCAAGGCCTTCGACGCCGCCTGGGCCAACGAATACCGTCAGGCGGCCGAGAGTCGTTGGCGCGGCTACTCCGAAGATGTCGGCCGCTACAGCGACGTCTCGCGCCAGCTGCCGCTGGCCGAGCAGCTGCGCCTGGCCCTGCGCCACAAGCTTGTCGACGGCGACAGCCTGATGGTCGCCTATCACCTGCCCGAACGGGTCGGCCGCGGCCGCGCCAAATACGCCACGGCCTGGAAGCTGATCGATCCGGATCGGCTGTCCAACCCCTACCAGCAGCAGGATGACCGCTATCTGCGTGGCGGCGTCGAGATTGATGACGACGATGTCCCCGTCGCCGTCCACATCCGCAAGGCTCAGCCCAACGACTGGTACGCCGGCGTCGACCAGATGACCTGGGAACGGGTGCTCATTGAGGATGAGGACGGTTGGCGCCGTGTCATCCACGACTTCGACCACGACCGCGCGAACCAGCACCGGGGCGTCGGGGTCTTCGCCCCGGTTCTGGCCCGGCTGAAGATGCTGGCCACCTACTACGGCCTCGAGCTGCAACAGGCCGCCCTGCAGGCCTCGCTGGGCACCTATCTCACCAGCCCCTACGATCCCGCCCAGGTCATGGACGCGGTCGGCCAGGACGACGACAGCCTGTCGGCCTACCAGCAGCTGCGCCTCGACTGGGCCAAGGAACGCCCGGCCCTGTTCAACGGCGTCAACGTCGCCGGCCTCGCCCCCGGTGAGGACATCAAGACGGTGTCTTCGACCCACCCTCACGAAGGCTTCGAGGCCTTCGCCCATGAGATGCAGGCCGGCTCGGCCTCGGCCCTCGGCATCACGCTCGAGCAGTTCAACCAGCGCTGGAATGAGATGAACTACTCCAACGCCCGGGGGTCCTTCATGGACACCTGGAAGACGTTGATCCGGCGGCGTCACCAGTTCGAGACCGGCACCGCCAACCCGGTCGTCACCACCTGGATGCACGAGCCCTTCGAGAACGGCGAGCTGCCCCTGCCGGCGGGCGCCCCCGACTACATCGAGCATCGCACCGAATACAGTCGCGGCATGTGGCTGGGCCCGGCGCGCGGCTGGATGGATCCCGTCAAGGAACCGCAGGGCGCCGTGCTCGAGATGGATGCCGGCCTCACCACCCTGCAGGAAGTCGGCGGCGTCCAAGGCTTCGACTACGAGGAACGCCTCGACCAGCGCGCCATCGAAGTCCAGGCCTTCAAGGATCGGGGCCTCACGCCTCCCAGCTGGGCGGCGATGAACGTCGGCGCCGACCAGGCTTCCCAACCTCAAGAGGTCCCGAAAGCCAAATGACCCGCGCCCTCGCCAACTTCCCCCACCTGGCCCAGCGGCTGTTCAACACCCCGCTGGCCCTGCACCCCGGCAAGGCCGAGGTGGTCATGGCCGCCCTGTCCGACCACTTCGGCCTGTCGAACCTGCTGCGCCCCGACGGCCAGATGGTCGCCCTGCCCAGCTTCGACCTGGAGGAAGAGGCGGAGGCCGCCTGGACCCCGTATCGGGTCATCGAGGGCGTCGCCATCATCCCGATCGAAGGCACCCTGGTCCACAAGTTGGGCACCTTGCGGCCCTATAGCGGGATGACCGGCTATGACGGCATCCGCGCAAACCTCTCGCTGGCGCTGGGCGACGATAGTGTCCGAGCGCTGATGTTTGACATCGACAGCGGCGGCGGCGAGGTCGCCGGCTGTTTCGACCTGGTCGACGAGATCCACGCTGTCCGGGGCGAAAAGCCTATGTGGTCGGTGCTCTCCGAAAGCGCCTACTCCGCCGCCTATGCCCTGGCCTCGGCGACCGACCGGATCATCGTGCCCCGAACGGGCGGCACCGGCTCTGTCGGGGTCATCTCGCTGAACGTCGACCTGACACGCGCCCTCGAGAGGGACGGGATCGACGTCACCCTGATTACCTACGGCGACCAGAAGGCAGACGGCCACCCGGCCAGCAAGCTCAGCGATGCCGCCAGGGCGCGCAAACAAGCCGACGTCAACATAGTCGGCGATCTCTTCGTCGAGACCACGGCCCGCAACCGAAAGATGGCGGTATCCAAGGTCAAGGCGACCCAGGCCGGCACCTTCCTGGGCGCGCGCAGCGTCGAGGTCGGCTTCGCCGACGCCGTCCAGTCGCCTTCCGACGCCTTCCGGGCCCTGCTCGCCGAGCTGGGCTGATCCTCCCCCGCGGCTCCCGACCGGGAAAGCGGGTCAACCAGGGACTACTGCCATGAAAATGAAAACCGGCCTGTTTGGCCGCGCCATGCCGTTCGCCCACTTCGCCGGCCTCGGCGGCAAGAAAGCCTCGGAAGAAGACGACAAGGCTCCCGCCGGCAAGACGGCCGCGGAAGACGACGACGACACCTCCGCCGAGGATGACGACGACAAGGACTCCGCCCGCGCCGAGGGGGAAGACGACGCGCCCGGCGACGATGACGACAAGTCGGCCGAAGAGGACGACGACAAGGCCCGGGCCGACGATGGCGACGACGACAAGGATGCCGAGGAAGACGAACCGCCGCCCCCGAAGACGAAGAAGGCCAAGGCCGCCAAGCCGGTCAGCGCCGACTTCCGCAAGGGTCGCACCGCCGAGCGCAAGCGCTGCGCCCGGATCTTCAACGACCCCGCCGCCGCCCGAAACCCCCAGGCCGCCGCGACCCTGGCCTTCACCACCGGCCTGTCGTCCTCGGACGCGATCGCCATGCTCAAGACCCTTGGTCCCGGCAAGGCCTCGAGCCGCCAGAACCCGGACCTTGGCGCCGACCGCGAGCGCACCGGCGCCCAGCCCCAGACCGGCAAGGGATGGGACCGGGCCCTCAGCGGCGTGACCACCCCGCGCGGTCAGTCGGCCGGCTCCGGCTGGGACAGGGCCCTCGGCGCCCGCCGCTAACCCCTCTTAACCCCGGCGGCCCTGGCCGCCGGTCCTTCCTTTCACAGAAGGCCGGAGATCCCGGCCAGGATTCCGGAGACCTTCCATGGCCGACCCTCAAGTCGCTCCCCTGACCGAACGCCGCCACGCCGGCGGTTACATCGTCTGGCAGCCCGATGACGGGCAGATGACCAACAAGCAGATCGTGCTTTCCAGTGCGATCGCCGCCATTGTCGGCGCTGGCCTGGTCCTGGGTCAGATCACGATCGGCGCCCGAACGGCCGTCGGCGCGGCCGGCAACCCCGCCCCCGCCGGCGCGACCATCAGCGCCGCCCCTGTCTGCACCCTCGCGGCCAAGGTCGGGGTTCACAGCTTCGTCTGCGTCACCGCCGGCGCAACCGGCAAGTTCCGTCACATCGATCCGCAGGGCGAGATCGTCGGCGTCGCCACCACCGGCACCCCCTACACCGGCGGCGGCATGACCCTGACCATCACCGACTCCGGGACCGACCCGGCGCTTGGCGAGACCTTCACCGTCACCGTCACCGCCGCCGCCGCCTCGGGCAAATGGGTGCCTTACGATCCCACCGCGCTCAACGGCGCCCAGACTGCCGCCGGCATCCTCTGGTCGGAATACTCCGACTGCACCCTGGCCGACCAGGCCGCCACCGCCACCGTCCGCGGCCCCTGCAAGGTGAACCGCAACGAGCTGATCTGGGGCGCGAACGTCACCACGACCCAGCACAAGACCGACGCCTACGCCGCCCTGGACCTCCTCGGCGTCCAGAGCGTCTGACCCAGACCGCGCCCCGGACCTCAGCCCTCACTTGAGTGCGGTCCGGGGCGACCCGGCCCTCTCCAAAACGCCCGCGAAACCCGGCCCTGGGCAGGCCGCCTTCGCTCCGGCCCATTGGACCTGCGGTCCGGGCGGCAGCTCTCTCAGGACATCCCTTCCATGGCACAGATCAACATCTTCCAGAACGACGCCTTCTCGACCTTCGAGATGACCAGCGCCATCGAGCGCCTGCCCTTCATCCCGGAGGGCCTCGGCTCCCTCAACATCTTCTCCGACATGCCGATCCGCACCACGGCCCTCGGCGTCGAAGAGCGGGACGGCGTGCTGACGGTTATCCCGACCAGCGAGCGCGGCGCCCCGATCCCGACCGAACGCACCACCGAGCGTCGCAAGATGCGCTATTTCGAGGTTCCCCGGATCGTCCAGGGCGACACCATCACGGCCGCCGAGATCCAGAATATCCGGCAGTTCGGTCAGGAGACCGAGCTGATGCAGGTTCAGACCGAGGTGGCCCGCCGCCTGGCCGGCCCCACGGGCCTGATCACCAACATCAAATACACCCACGAGAACATGCGGCTGGCGGCGGTCCAGGGTAAGCTGATCGATGCCGACGGCACCGTCCTCTACAACTGGTTCGACGAATTCCAGGTGGCGGAAGCGGCGACGGTCTTCTTCGACCTGGCCTCGCAGACCGCCAACACCATCCGCGGCATCTGCAACAGCATCATCCGCGGCATGTACCGGTCGGCCAAGGGCGCCATGCCGCCCGGCACGCGCATCGTCGCCCTCTGCGGCGACGGCTTCTATGACAAGTTCGTGCAGCACACCGACGTCGTCCGCACCTTCCTCAACTGGCAGGCTGCCGAGGAACTGCGCGGCGGGATGGGCGGCGCCTTCGACAGCTTCCCCTTCGGCGGCATCGAATGGTCCAACTATCGCGGCTCGGACGACAACACGACGATCAAGATCGCCACGGAGGAAGTGAAGTTCTTCCCGATCGCGCCGGGCATTTTCGAACGGGCCCTGGCCCCGGGCGAGACCTTCGAGTGGGTCAACACCCCCGGCAAGGAATTCTACGTCATCAACATCCCGGACCGGGATCGCAACAGCTACGTCCGTTTCGAGGCCTACAGCTACCCGCTGTTCATCTGCAAACGGCCGGAAGTGCTGCGCAAAGGCTCGTCGGCGGCCAGCTAGGCCACCGTCTCCCCAAACGGTCGCCGCGTGGCTTGGGCCCCGCGTGGCGGCCGGGGGCGCGGCGGATGGGTTCCCGATGCCCGCGTACCGCCGCGCCCCACCCTCCGGCCCAGGCCCCTGCCTGCCCCTCTGCCAGACTGGAGATCTCCATGGCCATCGACTGGGACGCCGTCGTCCTCGGCCCGGTCATGGGGATTTTCGGCGGTCCGCCCGCCGGATCCGCGTCGGGCGCCGCCATTACATATTTCGCCGCCGATCGCCTGGGCCAGCCGGGCCTGCCTCTGCCCGACGCGGTCTTCGACGAAGGCCATGAGGTGGTCACGCTCGAGGACGGCCAGCCGGTGTCCAGCGTCATGCCGGCCCTCGGGGTCCGCGCCTCCCGCTTCGCCGGCCTGCCTGGCGAGCCCGCCCAGAACGGCCAGGTGCAGATCCCCGGTCGCGGCCTCTACGTCGTCCGCGACACCCAGCCCGACGGTCAGGGCCACGTCACCCTGCTGCTCAACCTCATGGTCCCGGCCTGACGCCGAGAGCCCAAACGACGCGAGGCCCCGATTTCATGAACTCGCCCCCCGACTTCCGCGACCTGGTCCGCGACGCCCTGCAGGGGCGCACGGACGCCGGACCGCGCGTCTTCACCCCGCGCACCTGGCCAACGAAGGTCGAGGCCATGCCGATTATCCTGGTCCGCTACGCCCGCAGCGACCGGGTCAGCCTGGGCCGGGGAGACATCCAGTTCACCGCCACCGATTCCATCGAGATCGAGCTGCAGGCCGCCGCCTTCGCCGCCGGCGATGACGCCGCCGCCCTGGTCGCCGAGGACGAAGCCTGGCGGATCCAGAAACAGGTCGAGGCGGCGATCGTCGGCTATGCGCCCCTGACCCAGCTGATCCAGCAGTTCCCCCATATCCGCTCGGGGATCGCCCGCAGTTCCGAAGGCCAGCGGGTGTTCGTCGGCATCAAGACCGACCTCGGCCTCGAATACTATCAGGGGCCCGAGGACTTCGGCGCCTATGACGGCGACGAGGTGACCGCCGACCCGCTGCCCGATCTGCAGCAGGTCCGCATCGATACCGACTACGCCGAGCCCGGCGCGCCCGAAACGCCGAACCACGGCCCGATCGGCAACGTCGATCTGGTCTGACCCTCTCGACTGCGAGCGCCGCTCGCATCCCCTCATCCTTTTATCCGCCGGAGCCGCGCGCCATGACCGTGCCTTTCAGCCAGATTCCCAGCACCCTTCGCGTGCCGCTCTTCTATGCCGAGCTGGACGCCAGCCGCGCCAACAGCCTGCAGGTCAACCAGCGGACGCTGATCCTCGGGCCCAAGACCTCGGCCGGGACCCTGGCGGCCAACATCGCCGTGCCGATGACCAGCCTGGGCGCGACCCGCGCCGGCGGCGGGGCAGGCTCCGTCCTGGCCCTGATGGCCGACGCCTACCGCGCCAACGACGCCTTCGGCGAGACCTGGATCCTGCCGCTGGACGACAGCGCCGGCACGGCCGCCACCGGGACCATCGTCGTCACCGGCCCGACCACCGCCGCCGGGGTGCTCAGCCTCTATGTCGCCGGCAAGCGGGTCCCTGTGACCATGGCGTCGGGCCTCAGCGCCACGGCTGCCGGCGCCGCCATCGCCGCGGCGATCAACGCCGACCCCGACCTGCCGGTGACCGCCGCCAACTCGACCGGCACAGTGACCTGCACGGCTCGCAACAAGGGCACGGTCGGCAACGACATCGACCTTCGCGTCAACTATCGCGGATCGAGCGCCGGCGAGGTCACCCCCGCCGGCCTCGGCGTGACCATCACCGCCATGGCCAGCGGCGCCACCAACCCGGTCCTGACCACCGCCCTGGCCAACCTTCAGGACGAACCGTTCGACGTCATCGTCTGCCCCTATACCGACGCCACGACGATCGCCGCCCTCAAGGCCTTCCTCAACGACAGCGTCGGGCGTTGGTCCTGGCAGGTCCAGGTCTACGGCCATGTGATCGCCGCCTACAGCGACACCGCCGCCAACCTGCTGACCTTCGGCGCCACCCAGAACGATCAGCACGCAACCATCATGGGCATCTACGACAGCCCGGCTCCGGCCTGGATCTGGGCGGCGGAAATCGCCGCGGCTTCGATGGTCTCGCTGCGCAACGACCCGGGCCGGCCGCTGCAGACCCTGGCGCTGCAGGGGCCGCTGATCAAGGCGCCGCCCCTGGCCAGCCGGTTCAACCTCTCGGTCCGCAACAGCCTGCTCTACAAAGGCATTTCGACCTTCACCGTCGATCGCGACGGCACGGTGAGGATCGAAAACCTGATCACCACTTACCAGACCAATGCCGGCGGCCAGCCCGACAACAGCTATCTGCAGGTCGAAACGCCCTTCACCCTGATGTTCGTGCTCCGCTTCCTGCGGAACCGCATCACCAGCCGCTACGGCCGGGTCAAGCTGGCCCGCAACGGGACCAACTTCGCGCCGGGTTCGGCCATCGTCACCCCGAACATCATCAAGGCCGACCTGATCGCCGCTTATCGGGAACTGGAGTTCCTCGGCATGGTCCAGGACGCGGAAGGGTTTGCCGCCGCCCTGATCGTCGAGATCAACGCCGCCAACCCCAGCCGGCTCGACGTCCTCTACCCGGCCAACCTAGTCGGCGGGCTGCGGATCTTCGCGCTGCTGGCCCAGTTCCGCCTGGCCTGATCGGCCACCCTCGCTACCGTCAGCCATGCGAGCGCCGCTCGCATGGCTGACGGCCGTTCCAAGTTTCCCACCACAGGAATCACGCCATGGCCGCTCTCGCCGGTATCGTCTACCTCACCGTCTCGGGCCGCCGCATGCGCGTGGTCGGCGAGGCCACCTACAAGCTATCCGGCCGCAAGCGGGAGACGCTGACCGGCCAGGACAATGTTCACGGCTTCAAGGAAATGCCGATCGCCGGGCGGATCGCCGCCACCGTGCGAGCGGACGGCGACCTCAGCATGGCGACGGTCAAGGCCTGGACTGACGAGACTGCCGTGCTCGAGCTGGCCAACGGCAAGGTCGTCGTCGGCCGCAACATGTGGACCGTCGAAGAGCAGGAGGTGAACACCGAAGAGGGCACCTTCCCGCTAGTCCTCGAAGGTCCCGACGTCACCGAAAACTAAGTGTTCCCCCCACATCCAGACGAGGCCCAACCCATGACCGAACTTGCCGACTCCCTGACCATCGACCTTCGCAAGGCGCTGACCGAACAGACTGATTCCGGGGAGCGCAGCATCACCCAGTTGCAGCTGCGGGAGCCGACCGGAGGTGAGATGCGGGACGCGGAGGGGCTAAAGCTGAACGTGCCCGTCACCATCCGGGTTGTGGCCCTTGTGACAGGCCTCAAGGAGGCGACAGTGCGTGGTCTGCCGTCTCGGGACCTGAAAAGGGCTGGAGACTATCTTTCAGCCTTCGTTCTCGCTCCGGAGCGCGTCTTCGAAACGGCGACACTGCCTAGCACCCTGGACTTCCCTCTCGCGTCTCCTTTGCTCGGGCCGACTGGCGCTGTCGCGGTCATCAGCTTGTCGGAGCCAACCGCCGGACAGCTGGAAGAGTTTGAGCACCTTGATGGGTGGGCTAGGCGGGTCAAATCCGTCGCCACCGTCGCGGCTCTTCCAGAGTCGGTCGTGGGCCGGATTGCGGTTAGGCCGCTGGCGGACATGGGGGCCTATCTCGACGCTTTTTTCGCCTGAGGCCGCTGGGTTGCCAGCACATCCTGGTCGCCCTCGCCCTTCGGTTCGGCTGGACTGACCAGGCCATGATGGCAATGCGGTGGTCGAAGCTGATCTTTTACTATGACGAGCTGGTGCGGATCTCGCGCCGCGCGACCTAAGGAGCGTCCATGGTCAAGCCGTTCCAGGTCGATATTACCGCCAGGGACCGGACCCAGGCGGGGATCCGCGCCGCCGAAAGGCGCTTCGAGGGCATGCAGAAGCCACTCGAACGGCTGTCAAAGCGCACCGATCGATGGGCCGGCGGCTCGGGGATGGCTCGGGTCGCTAGAGGCCTAAGCGGGATTTCCGGGGCTGGCGCGGACGCAGCTCGCGGCCTGGGTGCGGCGATTGAGGGGGCTTCTGGACTGGGCCTGGCGGCATCGGCTGCAGCATGGGGCTTGGGGAGTTTTGTCGCCGTCGCTGGCCTAGCGGTCGCTGTTGGAACCAAGTTCGGCGTTGAGTGGGTCAAATCCACGTCTGCCACCACACGGCTGGCGCGCGGTATCGGTATGGCGTCGCAGGAGCTGCAGCAGTTTCAGATAGCCGGTAAGCTTGCCGGCGTGGGTGCCGAAGCGATGACCTCCGCCCTGCAGGGCGTCGGCGATGTCTTCAACGACGCTGCCTGGGGCCGAAACGTCGAGGCGCAGGGGATGCTCAGCCAGTTGGGCATCCGGCTGAAGCGGACCAAGGACGGCGCCGTCGATGTCAAGGCCGCGATGATTGACATCGCCAAGGCTATGGAGGGCCGGTCGCCCCAGACCCAGCGCAAGATCGCCAGCATCCTCGGGGTTGAAGGGGCCTTGCCCTTCCTCAACCGTGGGCGCGCTGCCGTCCAACGTGACCTGAACGACGCCATGCGAAGTGGCGCCATCGTTATGGACGACCAAGGGAAGTCTGCTGAAGAATTGGAGCGCTCCCTCGCGCGGCTTGAGTGGCGCGTTGCGGGCCTCAAGCGCTCAATGACCGAAAACTGGGTCATGCCCTGGCTGAAGCCTGCGATAGAAAGTGCGGGTCGGAAGGGGGGCTGGATTGAGACTTTGACTGGCGCGATTGACGGCGACCCCAAGGCGACTGCCAAGATCCGCAAGACCTTTTTCAATGACCACGCAAAGCCGCGACTGGTCGCCAGCGGCTTTGGCGAGTTCGCCAACCGCATCGAGCAGCAGGAAAGCCGGGGGCGCCAGTTTTTTAAGGGGACTAACCGTCCTCTGGTTTCCTCCGCCGGCGCGATCGGCGTGATGCAGTTGATGCCGGAAACGGCCGCCGCCACCGCGCGTAAGCACGGCATCGCTTTCAGCCTGGAGCGGCTGAGAAACGATGAAGCCTACAACCGCCGTCTCGGCCGCCTGCATCTCTGGGACCTCCAGCAGAAGTACGGCACGGAAGTCCTGGCGGCCGCCGCCTACAACGCCGGGGAGGGGCGGCTGGACGGCATGTGGCGGGGCAAGGGGGCGAACCGCCGCTGGCAGCCTGGTTGGTTGAAGACTATCGGCGACCCCCGGAAGGGGGAGATCTCGGAGGAGGCGTTCATGCAGCGCATCCCCATACCGGAAACCAATGGCTACGTCGCCGCCACCGCCGGCCTCTCTGCCAGGCCGGGCCAGGCGACCGTCGACATCAATCTTCGTGGCGCGCCACGCGGCACGACGGCCCAGGTCAGCGGCGATCGCCATACCGAGGCCCGGGTCAAGATCGCGCACGCGATGGTCGACCACCACTAGGAGCCTGCGCCGATGTCGGACTTCGTCAAGTCGCTGCGTCAGGCGTCCTTCCGGGGCGTGCCGTTCGCGGTCCTGACCAGTGAAGGGCAATATGGCCGGCGACTGGCCATCCATGAGTATCCCTTTCGGGACAAGCCCTGGCTCGAGGATCTCGGCCGCAAGACCCGGCCCATCACCTTCACCGCCTTCCTGGTCTCCGATAGCCTGGTCTATGGCGGCGGCGATGTTCAGGCGCAGCGCGAGAAACTGGTCGCCGCCTGCGAGGCTCCGGGATCCGGCAAGCTTGTCCACCCGACCCTCGGCGATCTAACCGTCGCCGCCGATGGCGTGGTCATCACCGAGCGCTGGAACGAACATCGCTACTTCGAGGTGGCCTTCCGGTTCATCGAGGACGGCGGTCGGATCTATCCCGCCACCACAGCCGCCACTGGCCCGAAGGTCGCCGCCAAGGGCCTGGAGGGAATGCTTGAGGCGGCGGAGGCCTGGTCTGCCAAGGCGACCGCCGCACTGGCCAAGGGCTCGATCGCCGTACAGAAGGCCTTGGCCACGGCGCGCGGCTGGACAGACCGGATCACCGGCCTGGGCCAGGACGCCGCCGGCATGTTCCGGCTGACCGGCGCCCTTTCCGGCAGTTTCGGGCGCTACTTCCTTGGCCGGCTCCGCGGGGGCTTTACGGCGGTCACCGCCTTCCGCCAGCCCCTTACCAGCGTTACCGACCTGATCGTCGACAGCGCCGCCGGCCGCGCCCTGCTGGCGCTGCGCGGCGACGCCGTCCTCGCGGCCTTGGGGGCCCTCGGCCAGGGCGGCAGCCTGGAGGATGTCGCCGCCGCCGTCGCCGCCCAGGTCGAGGCCCTGGCCGACAGTCTGGCCGGGCCCGCCGATCGGGTTCGGCTGCTGATCGATCTGACCGCCTACGCCCCTTCCCTGGACCTGCTGTCCAGCGCCGTCGGCGGCGCCCTGGGCGACCTCTACCGCCGGGCGGCGGTCATCGCCCTGGCCAATGCCGCGACAACCTATCAGCCGGCGTCCTTCGACGACGCCTCGGAAGTCCTGGCCCGGGTCCTCACCGTTCTCGACGCGGAGATCCTCATCGCCGGCGACGCCGGAGAGGACGGGGTGTTCTCGGCGCTTCGCGCCCTCAGGGCGGCGGTGGTCGAGGACCTGAGGGCGCGGGGGGCCAATCTCGCGCCGATCGCCGACTTTGCGACCCCGGAGCCCATGCCGTCCCTGACCCTCGCGCAGCGCCTGTACCGCGACCCGTCACGGGCCGCGGAGCTGGAGATCCAGGCTGATCCCATCCACCCCCTGTTCATGCCGACCGCCTTCCGCGCTCTGGCACGCTAGGAGCTTCCATGGCCGAGCTGGATGATGAGCTGACGCTGGTCGTCGGCGGCCAGGCCATCTCCGGCTGGCAAGATGTCGAACTGACCCAGGGGATGGAGCAGATCCCCAACCACTTCGACATTCAGCTGACCGAACGATATTCGGGCGAAATGAACCAGGCCGTCGTCAAGCGCGGCGACCCCTGCGAGGTCCGGCTTGGCGCCGACAAGGTGCTGACCGGCTTCATCGACCGCTACATCACCACCGGCGACCCGTCGAACATGCAGGTCCGCATCATCGGCCGAGGCAAGACCTGCGACCTGGTCGACTGCAGCGCAGAGTGGGACGGCGGCCAGATCAGCGGCTCCAACGCCGCCGAAATCGCCACCAAGCTCTGCGCCGCCTACGGGATTAAGGTCCGTCAGGTCGGCGATGTCGGACCCGCCATCCCGCAGTTCAACTTCATGCTGGGCCAGACGCCGTTCGAGATCATCGACTCCATCTGCCGCTTCGCCGGCCTTCTCTTCTATGAGAACAGCGACGGTGACCTTGTGATCAGCGGCGTGGGATCCGAAGAGGCCGCCAGCGGCCTGGCGGAAGGGGAGAACGTCGAGCGGGCTTCGGTCACCTTCGCCCACGACGAACGGTTCAGCGAGTACCACGTCTATCTGATGGCCACCCAGGTCCTGGGCGACGTCGGCCAGGGCGGCAACCAACTGTCGGTCGAGAAGGACCCCGGCGTCGCCCGCAACCGCAAGCGGTTCATCATCGCCGAGGCCCCCGCCGGCGGACAGGACGTCTCAAAGCGCCGGGCCATCTGGGAAGCGACGCGGCGTGCCGGGCGCGGCACCCTGATCGACGCCACGGTAGATAGCTGGCGCGATTCCGCGGGTAAGCTGTGGGCCCCGAACACGCATGTGCCGGTCGCCCTGCCAAGCTGGCGTCAGCCGGCGGGGCTCAAGCGCGTGCTGTCTCAGGTGACCTTCCAGCGGAATGCCAAGGGCAGTCGGGCGCGCCTGATTCTCATGCCGAAGACCGCCTTCCTGCCCGAGCCCATTCAGCTTCTGCCCTTCTTCGCGGATCTCGCATGAACCGACTGTTTACCCAGATGAAGCGGGCGCTGGGCCTGGCGGTGATCAAGCTGATCGACGACACCGGCCCCTATCAGATGGTGCAGGTCGACCTGGGGCCGATCGGCCAGGACGGTAAGGCGCTGCAGCTGCGCGACAAGACGCCGGTCCTGCAGCACTACGGGTTCAGCTCCAACCCGCCGCCCGGTTCTGACGCCGCCATCATCGCCCTCGGTGGTGACGCCAACCAGGTGCTGGTCATCGCCACCGGCAACCGCGAATTCCGCATCCCGATGCCGTCCGGCGGCGCCGTCATCCACGACAACGACGGACACTTCATCAAGATCATTCCCGGCCAGGGGATTCATTCGCTGGGCGTCCTGCTGCAGGACGGCGACAGCACGATCAACGGCGAGACCCTGGTCAATGGCAACATGACCGTCGTCGCCCCGGCCAACGTCATCCTTGATGCGCCGGCTGTGTCAACCACCGGCAACCTGGCGGCCGGCACCGGAGCGACCGGCAGCTTCACCACTCCGACGGGCGACGTCGTCACCGTCCAGGCCGGCGTCATCACCAACATCGGATAGGATCTGCCATGCAGCCCCAAGGGACGGGCGTCATCAACGTCGCCTACTATAACAACGCCGTCGCCCGGTTCGGCGAGATCAATAGCTGCGAGCAGCTGACGCTGGTCATTGAAGAGGTGAGGGCGGCCATCCAGGCCGAGCTCGACGGCATCGCCGCCCAGCTCGAGGCCCTGGCCCCGATCGTCTCCCTGGCGGAGATGAACCTCACCAACCTGTCCAGCGTCATCGACTTCCTGACCGGCTTCGTCGACCTGGTACTGGGCCCGCTGATCAAGCCCTATCTGACCTATACGGCCCAGCTCGCCGCCATGTCCGCCCAGATCGCCGCCGTTCTGGCGGCCATGCAAGACGCCATCGACCGGTTGGGCGACTGCGACTGTTCCGTGCCGACCATCACTATTCCGGCGGTGCCGCCGCCGCCCTAGTCCGCGGCCGTTCAATCCCCCAACGCACGGAGCCGCCATGGCCGACATCGCCACCCGCTGGTCGACAGAGGATGGGCGGGGAGACTGGGCCCTGGTCGGGCCGGATCTCGCGGCCGACCTCGAGATCCAGACCGCCGTCATCCTCAGCCTGTTCAGCGATCGCGTTGCCGGGCCCGATGACGTCATCCCGGACGGTACGGCGGATCCGCAGGGATGGTGGGCCGACGATGCCGAACATCCCCTGGGCTCAAGGCTCTGGCTGCTCGACCGGGCCAAACAGACCGACCAGGTCCTGCAGGACGCCCGCGTCTACGCCCAGGAAGCCCTGGCCTGGCTGGTCGCCGACGGGGTCGCCGCCAGCACCATCAGCGAGGCCAGCTGGGTCCGCGCCGGGATGCTGGGCCTGGTGGTGACGATCTTCAAACCGGACGGCTCCAGCGCCGTCTTCCGCTTCGAGAGCGCCTGGTTGGGAACTGTTTAGATGCCCTATCCCCGCAAGACCCTCACCGAACTGCGCGCCGAGGTCTACGCCGACATCGACGGGGCCCTGGAGGGCTCACAGTCTCTGCTGCGCCACTCCAACCTGCATATCCTCGGCGCCGCCCAGGCCGGGGCAGTCAATGGCCTCTACGGCTATCTCGACTATATCGCCCGTCAGAGCGTTCCCTACACGGCCGAGGGTGAGAACCTGATCGCCTGGGCGGCGCTCAAGGGCGTGGTCCAGAAGCCGCCGGGCGCGGCCCATGGGCCTGTGCCGCTGACCGGAGCCCCGGATTCGCTGATCCTGGAGGGGACGCGGATTGTCCGGGCGGATGGGGCCAGTTTCAGCCTGACCGGCGACGTCACCCTCGACGGGGCTGGGCTGGGCACGGGCCAGGTGACCGCCGATGTTCCGGGCCTGGCCGGCAACACCCCCGCGGGTTCGGTCCTGGCGCTGGCCTCGCCGATCGCCGGGGTCAACTCGACCATCACCCTGGTCAGCCCGATCGACGGCGCGACGGATATCGAGAGCCTGCCGGCCTTGAGAACCCGAATGCTCGAGGCCTATGCCGCCCCGGCGCGGGCGGGCACGCCGGCCGACTATATCCGCTGGGCCAAGCAGGTGCCGGCCGTGACCCGGGCGTGGGCCAAGCGCAATGGCATGGGCGCGGGTACGGTCCTGGTCTGGTTCATGGAAGACATCGCCCGCGCCGGGTTCGGCGGTTTTCCCCAGGGCGACGACGGCGTCGCCACGGATGAGGAGCGGGCGACCAGCGCCACGGGCGATCAGCTGATCGTCGCCGACTACATCTTCCCGCTGCAGCCGGTTCCGGCCCTGGTCTTCGCCGCCTCGCCTCTGCAGAACCTTCTGGTCTTCACGATCGCCGGCCTTGCGGGATCCAGCACGGCCACCCGCAACCTGATCGCCCAGGCGATCCGCGACGTCCTCTATGACCAGGGCGAGCCCGGCGGGCTGGTCGAGCTCAGCTTCATTACCGGCGCCCTGTCGGCCATCCCGGCGGCGACCGGCTATGTCATCACCGGCATCACCGCCAGCGCCGGCACGATCAACCCCAGTGGCGACGGCAACATCACCTCCGACAGCGGCTGCCTGCCAGTGCTCAGCTCGGTGACCTACACATGACGGCGCCGCTGTTCAGTCGCGTCGACTACCGCCGCGCCCTGCAGCGGCTGCTGCCCCGCGGCCGCGCCTGGCCGCGCGATGAGGATTCGGTGCAGGTGCGGGTGCTCGATGGGCTGGCGGGATCGCTGGCGGCGCTCGACGCCTCGGCCCAGTTCCTGCTGGCCGACAGTTTCCCGGCCCAGGCGGTCAGCCTGCTGCCGGACTGGGAGGCGACGCTCGGACTGCCCGATCCCTGCAGCGGCGACACCCCCAGCATCCCTGCGCGCCAGGGCCAGGTGGTCGCCAGGCTCGCAGACAATGGTGGCGCTTCGGTCCTGGACCTGACCGCCTATGCCGCCCGCCTGGGCTTCACCATCACCATCCAGACCTTCTCGCCATTCCGCATGGGGGTCAGCGGCATGGGGACCGGGATCTATGTCGAGGCCGCCGCCCACGCCTTCGCCGTCCAGGCGCCGGAGACAACGGTCACGCCGTTCCAGATGGGGCTGAGCGGCATGGGCGATCCCTTCCAGGGCTTCGGCAACGACGTCCTCGAGTGCGAGATCTCCGCCCTCGCCCCGGCCCACACCACCGTCATCTACCAGTACGGCGCCTAAGCGCGAGCGCTCCCCGCCGGCTGGGTCCTCCCATCATCGATCGAGGCCTGCCATGCACCAGTACGACCACCCGACAGCCGTTCCCGTCCAGCCCGATCCCGGCGCGCCCGGCACGCCGGGATTCATGCGCGACGGCGACCCCGGGGCCGGAACCCCGCCCAGCATCTGGTCCAGCAAGCTGGCCAATTCGATGATGATGGAGCTGATCAACGCCGTGCAGGGCGGCGGTCAGACCCTGGATCAGGACAATGACGCCCAGCTGCTGGCCGCCATCACCGCCATAGCCACCAGTGCCGCGGGAGCGGCGGCGGGCTTTGTCGGCGAGATCCGCACCAAGGCCGGCCCGACGGTGCCGTCCGGCTGGCTGGAGTGCAATGGCGCGGCTGTCAGTCGGACCACCTATGCCGGACTGTTCGCCGAGATCGGCGTGCTCTGGGGACCGGGCAACGGCACCACCACTTTCAACATTCCGGACCAGGACGACGCCTTTTTCCGCGGCATCCGATCTGGTCGGGCGATCGGTGAGTTCGAAGCCTCCAGCTTCCCCGCCCACACCCACGGCGCGGGCTTCATCGACACGGAGGGGCGGTCCGACGCCGGCAGCAGCATGATCGTCCCGACCAACACGGGCGGCCTGTCCGGCTTCAGCACCGCCAGCGCCGGCGGGGCTGAAAACCGCCCGGACAGCTACGGCGTGATGTTCATCATCAAGACCTGACGCCGCCCCCTCCTTTCCCGCCCGACCCATAAGCCCCGAAGCGAGCGCCGCTCGCATCGGGGCATTCGCCGTTTCAAGGACCCGCTTCATGTCCGCTGTCGCCATTCCCGGCCCGATCGCCACCGCCCTGACCAGCGCCGACTGGGAACTGGACCTGATCTTCTGCCAGGGGTCCGAGGACCTGGTCGAGGACTGGACCGGGTCCTCGGTGCAGCTGGTCCTCTGGCGCAAGCTGGCGGCCCAGTCCTGGCGTCTCGAGCTGGACAGCGCCGAGGCCGAGGGCCTGCTGCCCCCCACTCCTTATGTCCCCGTGCGGATCCGCGTGCCGGCGGCGACCATGAACACCCTGGCGGCCGGGACCTACGCTGGCGAAGTCCGGCGGATATTCCCGGGCGGCGGTGTGGAGTTCGTCGCCACCTTCAGCCTGGAGCTCGACCAGGGCCAGACGACTCCGGAGGGTGATCCCGGCGGCGTCAGTAACGGGGTGACCTCCGGCGAGACGGTCAAGTTGCTGCGTCAGGTCGGCGCCCTGAAGATCCTCCGCGCCGGCGGCGCCCGGGGGCTGAGCGCCAAGCAGGTGGCCATCGACGGAGAGTCGGAGGGCCTGTCGCCGACCGCCAGCGACGGCGAATTCGCCAACTGGCTGCGTCAGCCGGCGGTGGATGCTGCCGAGGCCGGTATCGGCTCGATCTCTCAGGCGGTTGAAGCGGTGTTGGCCGAGCCAGGCGGTAGCTTGCCGGTGGCGCGTGACGCGGCGCTCGACCAGTTGGAAGCGGAAGGTGGCGAGCAGCTTGCCGCCCTGGCTCTGGCCGCCGCGGCAATCCTGTCGGAACCGACTGGAAGCCTGCCGGTCGCGCGTATAGCTGCTCTTGCCGCCGTCGCGCTCGCCGGCTCTGCAGTGACCTTGTATTTCGATACGTGGGCCGCCCTTGCCGCCCGCTCAACGGCTGGTCTCGTGGATGGTCAGCAGGCGAAGGTCCGCAGCGCCGACGCGGGGACGCACACCGATCCCGTAGTCGGTGGCACGGTGAACAACGCGGGTGTGTTCTGTTGGAGCGCATCGCCTGCTGGATGGAAGCGTCTGGCAAATCTGGAAGCGGACGACGCGGCCAGCTTCCGCGACCTGGCGGCAGCGCAGGCCGTCCTTGCTGCTGCCTCCCAGGTCGGTGCGGCCGCCGAGGCTGCCAAGGGCGCATCGCTCCGCGCCGTCATGACCGCGACGGCTCAGACCATGGCCGGGCGGTATGACCTATGGGGCGGGGCCGCTAACCTGGTGCCGATCGCCTCCGACATGCTGGACGGGGTTGTTCTGGGCGTGGACAAGGTCACGGGCCGCTTGGGCGGCTCCGCCATCGCCCTGTTGCTGAAGGACGTCGTCGATGCGCAGGGCGTCTGGCGGCATAACGGGTCCGGTTCCACACTACCGCTGATCGTCGATCGCGACTTCGGCTGCGTCCTGGGAATCGACACTGCGACGGGCGCCGCCACCGGTTCGCTGATCGCCTCCTTGACTGTTTCCGGCAGCGGCGATGAAACCGCGGCCCTGGCTGCGGCCGACATCCCGATCCGGGCGCAGTGGAACGGCATCATCGGCAGCGGCGAGAGCCTGTCGGTCGGCGCCAAGGCCCGGCCCGTCCTGTCGACGTCGCAGCCCTACAACAACCTGACCTTCGGTTCAGGCCCGAAGGCCAGCCGCGCAGGCAACAGTTTCGGCGGCCTGAACACCTCGCCCGGAACCTCGACATCCAAGGCTCTCGTCGAGGACGTTTTGAATACGACGGGCACGGACGCTGATGGGGAGACGCCCTCGTCCGGTATGGCCAACGGCCTGGTCGAGCGCGGCGCCCGGTTCGGCATCCCGACTTCGTCAGTGTGGTTCGCATCCAGCGCCGGCCGCTCAGGCGACTATCTCTACCAGCTGATCAAGGGCGCTGCGCAGTACACACAGTTCCTGAACCATGTCACGGATGCCAAGACGCTGGCGACGGCCGCTGGCAAGAGCTACGCGCTGCATTTCGTGCCCCTGATCCTCGGGGTCAACGACGCCAGCGCCGGCACCTCCTACGCCACCTTCAAGAGCCAGCTAACGCAGTACGCGACTGATCTGGATACCGATGGCCGCGCCGCCACCGGGCAGACCTCCCCGGTTCATATGCTGATCACCCAGGCCTATCGCGGCGAGGCTGTGGAGCTGGCACAATTCGATGCCGTCAATGAGCATCGCCTGATCCATTTCGTCTCGCCGATGTTCTTCTTCCCCTGGGACGCCGACCACGTCCACCAGACCAATGTTGGCACCCGCTGGATGGCTGAATATCTGGCACGCGCCGCGTCCCAGATCATGGACGAACACCGCGAGCCCGACTGCCTGTGGCCCATCGCCTGCTGGGCGGTCGGGACATTCGTCTACCTCAAGTTCCGGGTTCCGACGCGGCCGATCCAGTTCGATACGACGACGCTTCTGCCGACAACCGACAACGGCATGAAGATCGTCGACGACACCGGGACGCTGACCCTCTCGTCGCCTCTGGTGATCGACGGCGACACGCTCCGCTACACCATCAATCGGACCCTGGGGACCAACCCGGTCTGGCGCTGCGGCCTCGACTATGTCGGGACCGGGAACCAGTACCTGAACGTTCGAACCCACAATCTGCGGGACGCTACGCCCGACAGCCGCGTCATCGACGGCGTCGCTCGGCCCCTTTTCCACGTCGCCCCGCACTTTTCCTTTCCCATCCAAAAAGTGGACATCTGACCATGGCCCTGAACCCCGTCATCCGGCTCGCCACCCCGGTTCCCGGCGCCAGCGCTTTCCCGCTGACCCCCGGCGACTTCAGCCAGGTCTTCAACTTCCCCTACGAGACGGAGGCCAGCGGCCACTGGTTGTTCGGGACCGATAACCCCAACCGCCTCGACATGATCGCCAGCCAGCCGATGGCGCGGACGGTGATCCCGACTCTGACCGCCGGCGGCTCCGGTTACCCGGTCTCGACAACGGTGCCTCTGATCTTCAGCGGCGGGGTGCAGGCCACCGGCGGCAACGCCGCGACGGGGGTTGCCCTGACCAACGGCTCCGGCGTGGTGACCTCGATCCGGATCACCAACCACGGCCACTACACCTCGGCCCCCACCGCGACCATTTCGACGGCCGGCGGCGGTTCAGGCGGAACCGTCACCATCGCCCTGGGCGCTGCGGCCACAGACAGCACCGGCTTCCTGACGACCGGTGGAGGAACCAACAGCGGCTTGATGTCACCGATCAACGAGGCGGCCGACCAGACCGAGATCATCGTCTTCAAGCGCCAACTCACCGCAGGGCATATGATCTTCGACAGCATGCCCAACGGCACGGTGACGGACGGGCAGGCGGCATACCACTCGGGATCCGGCGTCTTCAAGGTCCAGACCGGCGGCATGACGGTGCAGGAGCAAACCGTTGCGCCGCCGACCAACTCGGCCGGCGATTGGCTATGGCTTGGGGTGTCCTGCCGGGGCTCCAGCGGGCGCATCGTGCAATGGGGCGGCGGCGCGGCCTACACCGCCACCGGAACTCGGCCGGTCAACGCCATTCCGTACAAGTGCAACATAGGCCCGGGCCGCTTTGGCGTCGGCCTCACAGGCTTCATCGACTGCGCAGAACGGATCGTCATCCCGCGCGGCATGACGGCGCCCGAGATGGTCGCCGCCTACGGCCGCAGCAAGTCTCGGCTCGCCGCGCGTGGGATCACGATCCTTTAGTGAGCAGGGGCCGGGCGAGCGGCCTTTGCCCGCTCACGACACCGTCTCACTCCACCAGTTCCAAGGGGGCCACCATGACTTTCGATCCCGACCGCTTCTGGGCGGCCTTGGGGGCCGTGCCCGGGGCGGCGCTCTATGGCCTCTATCATCTGGCTATCCTGCTCAGGGAGGGGCGCAAGGTGACGCTGACCGACATCCGCGACCTGCTGCTCAACATCGCCTGCGCGGTGCTTTGTGGCGTGCTGCTGGCCTATATGCTGGCCAAGCCGGTCGCTGCCTTGATCCCCTGGGTCACGCTGCGCGACCCGGTGACCATCGGTTTCGTCCTCGGCGCGTTTGGTTGGGAGTTGCTGCCGCTCGTGTTCGCCAAGTTCAAGGGCCGGGCGGCGAAGGAGCTGAACCGCATCGACGGAGGCGACCAATGACCGGATCCGACTGGCTGGCCCTGATTTCGGCGGCGACCTGCAGCGCCGCCCTTGGCCTCAGGGCCAATATGCTCAAGCCGACCTTCAGCAGCTGGTTCGCCGCCCCGACCATCGTCTGGCTGCCGTTGATGCTGTCGTCGATCGTCATGGCCAGCGTCGCCTTGGCGATCCTCAGGGGCGCCCATATGAGCGGCCTGGTCGCTGTGGCCTTCGCCGCCCAGGCCGTCGCATCAGTCTCCCTGCTATGGAACCTGGCCCGCCAGTCGCAGCCCCGCCACGGCGGCCCCCACCCCTGATCTGATCTCCTTCATCGTCGATCGACCCCCGCCCATGCGAGCGCCGCTCGCATGGGCTTTGCCATGACTGGACCCCGCCATGACCGCTACAGCCGCCCCGCGCAGGATCGATCCCGCACGCTTCGATGTCTTCGCGCCCAAGGCGGTGCGGGGAACCCTGGAAGCGCTCGAGGTCGCCGCCGATCATCACGGCCTGATCGACCGCCTGGCTCTGGCCCATTGGCTAGGTCAGATGAAGGTCGAGAGCCGGGGCTTTTCGGTGATGGTCGAGAGCCTGAACTATTCGGTGGTCGGCCTGATCCAGACCTTCGGCCGCCACCGGATCAGCGCCGAGGACTGCGAACGGCTGGGCCGGACCCCCGGTCGTCCGGCCAATCAGGAAGCGATCGCCAACCTGGTCTACGGCGGGGCCTGGGGCCGGGCCAACCTGGGCAATACCGAACCGGGCGATGGTTGGCGGTTCCGGGGATCGGGGTTCAAACAGATCACCGGCCGGGCCAACATCCGCGAGGCCGGCTATGAGACCAACCCCGAGATCCTGCGCACCGATGTCCGCGCCTCGGCCATGGCGGCCGCCAATTTCTTCGTCCGCCACGGATGCCTGGCCCCGGCCCGCGCCGACGACGTCAAGGCCGTGACGCTGAAGGTCAATGGCGGCGTCAACGGCCTGGCCGACCGGATCGCCGCCACGGCCGGCGCCAGGAAGATCCTGCTGTGAGCTCGCGCCTGTTCGTCCTGGCCGCCCTCGGCGCGATCGCTGCCGCCGGCGGCCTTGTCTTTCTCGCCCTGGCCCTCGCGGGCCTTCGCAGCGCCGCCGTCATGGCGGGACTGCCTCTCTAGGAGTCCAACATGGATATCGCCCTGGCCTTTATGGCCCGCCACTGGCTCTGGTTCGTCACCGCCGCCCTGGTCGCCGCTTTCGGGATACAGAGCGCTCGGCTCGAACACGCCAAGGCCGACCTCCGAAATCCCGCCACCGGCAAGACCTGGCAGTCCGAGGCGAAGCGGGATGGGCCGCTGCTGAAGCGGGCCGTCGCGGATCTCGGCCAGTGCCGGGACAATGAGGGCAGGCTGCAGGGCTCGCTGGAAGTGCAGAACGCCGCTGTTGAGCGCCTCGGCGCCGACGGGCAGGCGAGGTCAGCAGCCGCCGCCAGCGCGGCTGCTGACGCCCGCCAGGCGCGCGCCCTGGCCGACCGCACCGCCGCCCAGCTGGCGGCGTTCAAGTCGGCGGACAGCTGCTCCGGCCGAGAGGCCGCGATCCAGACCCTTGTAGAAGGACTGACCCGATGAACCACCGTCTCGCCATCACCATCGCCCTGTTGGCCGCCTATCCCATCATCACCGCCGCCGGCGGGGGCGGGGGCTGCGCGACGACCGCCGAGCCGAAGATCGTCACCGTCGAGGTCAAGGTTCCCGTGGTCGCGCCTTGCCCGGATCAGCGGGCCCCGGCGCCGACTTTCATCGATAGCCTCGAGGCCATCCGCGCCAAGGCCGCTGTCGGCTCCGACGGCCTGGTCGCCCTGCTGCTCGGCGGTCGCGAGCAAAGGATCCAGCACCAGGCCGAGAGCGACGCTCAGATCGGGGCGTGTGCGCGGCCGCCAAACCCTGGCTAGTCCTGGCCGCCGCCGTCGCAACGTCCTGGAAGGCTTAGGCCTCGGACGGTTCGCGGGCGCGCTTCACCCGCACCTGTCGCGCCCGCAAGGCCCCCGGCTCACCGCCGGGGGCCTTTTGCGTTTCGGAGCCGGAGGTCCGGCGAGGATGGTTGGCCAGCCTTGGCCGACAAAGGGACCAGGGTTACGTTGATCAAGTTGGAAGTCTGGCCATTGTCGAAGCTTCAACCACCGGAGCTTAATGTCGCTCTGTTCAATCCCACGCTCAGTGCTCTATGGGGATGCGAGGAAAACGGGTGAGAGATGTCCTGGAAAACGGAAGTCGCGAAATACATTGCGTTCACCAATCCGCCGACACTGCTGGACGCATCCATCCTGTGGAACAAGGCCTTCGGCATCCCCCCGCAGACCTACGGACAGCCGATGCCAGGCGTGACGCAGGCTATGGGGCTAGTTGATGGTTGGCGTGGAGCGTTAACGACCCAGGCCGGACGCATCGAGTTTGCGCTCATGGCGCAAGAACCAACAATTTCCGCTCAACCGCCGCCGCCGCCTAGCGGCTTGCCAGACCTACCAAAGGCGCTTGCTGACGGCGCTCGAAATTTCGGACGCGTAATCGATGGTCTGACGATCGTTCGAATCGGTCTTGCGGCTGAATTTTTTCAGTTGGTGGAGAGCTCGGACGCTGCCGTCGCCGAAACTTGCAAAGACATCGGGCTGCCCGCACCAGCTCGAGGTGCCACTGACTTTCTCTATCAAGTCAACGTCAAGCTGCCGATTGATGGCACAAATCTGATCATGAATCGTCTTTGCAAGTGGGCCTCCGGGGCGGTTCAGTACCTGACCCTCGTCATGCCCCCCATAGGGACGATGCATTCTTCGCAGAGCCAAGAGATCTTCTCGTTTGATGTTCGAACCCTGTCGCTTGACCTGAACACGGCAGCGGAGACGCCGATTGCGGATGGCGGGCTCGTCGCGGGGTTGTGGACCACCCTTGCGCAGGAGGTGTATGCAATATTATCTGACGGTCATGCACGTCTTCGATAACTTGGTTCACCGCAAATCGACCTCTGCCGCAGCCATGACCGCGGCGATGATCGTGGCCTCGTCCGCGTCAGCCGGGCCTGTGCCCGATCGCTCGCTGTCTACGGTTGTTCCCGCCGTTCTCGATCGCGCAATGACCCGGACGACAGCCGTATCCCCACAGACTGTTAAGCAGGCCAAGGTTACGGCAACTTTTTCTGGCGTCGCATGGGGGGCGGCTCTGCCGGAAATGCAGTGCCATAAACTCTGGCTTTCCGCCGATAACTCGCGGGCCGATACTCAATCCGGCTTCTGGCAGGCAAAGAGCACTGTCGTTCAGTCAGTCATCCAGGAGCTTCTTTCCGCAGAGGCGGAGCTTAGCGACCTCGCCCGCCTTAAAGATGGTTGGGACGGTGAGGGAGCACCGGCCCCAACCGCAGCCGCAATTGAACGGGCGAAGTCCGTTGTTCGACGGTTGGTGGCTACCGGCTCGATTGGAATCTCAGTCCACGCCGATGGTCGCGTGATCGTCGAGCGGAATGACGACGACGCCTCGAACGAGATCATAGTGGGTGATACAGGCCCGCTTGTGGTCTGGTCGTCGAAGGATGGTCGGAGTCAGTACATCAGCGATCTTTCGCTGCTCGCCTCCATCTCTTAATCGGGGCAGCCTGCGTGGTCCTTCAGTGTTCCGCGCTGCTCGCGTCTCTGACGGGTTTGTCCAGCGACGCCATGAAAGTGGACGCCGAGGCTCCAGACTGTGCCTGTGAGGCCTGCTCGCTTAGTGCGATCGGTCCTGTTCTGTTAGAGGAAGTCCTCGTCCGGATCGTTGTTAGTCCGCACCATATCGACCGTAAGAAAAATCGATGCCGGTCAGCGGCGCTGAGCCATGCCGAGACTTTCGGGATGTCGACCTTTCGATCCGCTCATGCGACCGATCAGGAGATACTGGCCACCGCGACCGCGCTGGCTGAATCGGCTAGGGGGAGCGATCCGAATGCGGGCGTTTTCGGTGTGCTTCTTTTGCCTGCTCAAGCCGTGAAAGCAATAGTCGACCCTGGAATGCCGACGCCAGTTTACTGCATCTATGATACCGCGTTGGAAGCGGATGCGAAGCTTCCGGCAAGGCCGGCGCATTGTGACGTCTTTCAGCGGGTAGACAGCACCCCACAGACCGTCCAACAGGAAAGGCGACAGCGCCTTTTTGCCGCCGTCCAAGCGACGTTCATGACTGTAGCACAGTTCAGAAATGGACTGCTGTCAGGGCTTGCGGCAGCAAACGCCCCTTAGCTCACCATAGATCTTTGTCGTGAGGATTCACGCCAGGTGATGGCCTCGGCGCCGTTGACGCCAAAACCCTGTACGGCCTAGCGTCGCTACCATGGACGAGATCGAAACCCGCTTGGCGGCGCTGGAGCTGTGGGCGATCGAGGTCGGGGCGTTCATCGACCCGGCCGCCCTGGCCGACGCCAAGCGATCGATCCTCGGCGGCGTCGACGAGGCGGCCGAGGAAGAGCGGACGATCCGCCTGGGCGCCGTCGGCCTGATCGAGGACGCGCAACGCCGCTGGGCGCCGCCGGCCGAGGGCTTGATGATCCCCGGCGAGGGCTAGGCCCCGCTCGCCGGGAACGGCGTGATCGCCGCCAGGTCCTCGGCCATGGCGCCGCGGGCGACCTTCAGGTCATGGGTTGCCTGCAGGTTCAGCCAGAACTGCGGCTCGTTGCCGAAGAGCTTGCCCAGCCGCAGGGCCATGCTGGCGGTGACGGCGTTCGAGCCGTCCAGGATGTTGTAGAGCGCCGGCCGGGAGATGCCGAGGGCGCGGGCGATCTCGGCCTTGCCCTGGGGCATGGCGTCGATGATGTCGGCGAGGATCGCGCCGGGGTGGACGGGATCCAGACCATCGGGGCTGGCTGCGGGGATGCGGGTCATGGTGGCTGTTCTTTCATCTTGCGGCGGGTCTGATCAAGACCATCGTTCGGAACGGGTGGCGGCAGGCCGTGGGGCCTGCCTTGAGAGGGGTGGGGGAGGGGCCCGTCGGCCCCCTAGTGGTAGTCCTCGATATCGACATCCTCGGCGCCGTTGTCCCATCCAAAGGTGATCCGGTAGTTGCCGGAAACCCAGACCGAGAACCGGCCGGGCTGGCCCGGCTCTAGGGAGTGGAACCGCAGGCCCGGCAGGTTCAGGTCCGAAGGCTTGGTCGCCGCGTCGAGAGCGGTGAGGATGCGGGTGATGCGTGCGGTGTTCTGGACCGGCAGGCGGCGGGTGTCTCGGGCGTTCGCGTGGAAGGCGGCGAGGGCTTTGTTTTTGAAGGTCTTGATCATGTCGTTATATGTAAAGCGATACTTGTCATATGTCAAGCATCGCTTTACATAAATTGCATCCCGGCGCTATTTTTCCGCATCCCCTAATGCGGGATTTTGGGACCTGACCGACTAGGGCCATTGCCCCATGGCGGCGGCCTTGATCGTCCAGTCCGGATGGCCTGGCCAGCCGCTGTCGCGCAGGGGCAGGTGAGGCGTGTTCGGTTGGCCCGCCCAATAGGACACTGTCCCCGGACAGTCCGGGTCGGGGCAGCTGGACAGGACATTGACCAGGGAGAAGGCCTCGCCGCGGGCGGCGATCAGGGCGTCCAGGTCGACCGGCCGATAGGCCTGGCAGACGTTGCACGACGCGGCGCACGACCCGCCGGCGCGGACCACCTCCCGCAGGGCCCCGGCGGTCTGCAT